TTATGTTAAATAGAATATCTAAGACTGTGGCCTACACAATACTGTTTGTTGCCACAGCTCAGCAACGTGAATATCTACGATTATAATTCACGTTGCTGAGTATCCTAAGTAACATAATATAAGTTATGCAGAAATCAGACCGCTACTCGACTTGCGTATCAGTCGAGGCTACGCAAGTCTGCGTGGCTATGACCTCTATGTCTGGGTACATGATGCAGATTTGATCAATCGTTTCCCGCATATTATAGGTTGCGGGAAATTGAAATTATGACCACCGATTAAAACTATAACTTCGCTGTAGTGGTCCGTCTACATGTTGTTGCAGTTTATGAATCAATAGTTTTACATCATTAATTTTATCATTGGTTGAACTATTATCTTGTTGAACAAAAATCAGATATTCATCTAATATTTCAATAAGTTGCTGCCAATCCTCTTTACGCATTGCACCTATTGAACGCTTATATCGCATATATTCAACCTAGCGCGTCTGTTATTTTCATTGAGAAATAAATATTTTCAGTCCTTGCTTGCTACTTAAGCCACTATAATTGTTAAAACCCGATCAATCATAGATTGATGGGTTTTATACAATTTTATGCGTTTAAGCAGCTAATTTCTCTTGAATGTTAAACATGAGACAAAATGTACGGTTATAGTATCAATGTAAGTTATTGAAAAATATATACATGGCATGCTGCATGACAAAATGTACGGTTATTCATAGTTTAAAAGTACAAACGCCAAGTCATATAACATTTCTAAAAAGTACAAATCCCAAGTATCAATTTTATTGTTGTTCAATATAGATTGTTGTCGATCCACGAGTACTTTCAGGATGTACAGCTACAATTTTAAAACCTTTAGCATAGATTTGATCAACAGATAAGCCTTTTTCATCAATGCAACTGCAGTTAAACGTCCTATCATTGCCTGCCCAACAGACACCACCCTTTTTAAATGTACCAGCTAAAGCAATTGGACTGAATAATATTAAACCAACTAATGTTGCGAGAATTATTTTTTTCATAAAGAACCCTTAAAAAAGTACAAATGCCAAGTTAGATAAAATCTAAAAAAGTACAAACGCCAAGTGCAAATGATAAATACAAAAATAAAGTAATAAGCAGGAAGTTATGAAAATTCACTCGTGTTGAATAGTGATGTTTACCAAATCTAAGTTTAAAACTGACCATTTATTTACCCCTCATTTATAAGTTTCATTGACTATAACGTAGTTTCAACAGGATATACAGGCTGTTTATAATCAACATTTTCATTCATGCTTACTGAATAACTCTCTTGTGGGTTTTGTTCTTTTTTTATCTTTGAGAAAGACATTCTATTGTTTTTTCTAGATAAACTCTTACATTCTTCAACAGTGATATCAATAAAATCACCATAGGAGTTTTTGGCATAACAGTCAGTTGAAGATTCAACAATCATTGCAATTCGAGATAATTCTTGTTGCTCTAAACTAATATCGATCTTTTTTTCTGAACCACTATTAGATTCTTGTGCAACTTCACTCTCTATATTATTTGTAGTTGAATCCACCTTGGCAACTTTTTCTTTCTTAAATGGTGATAAGGATGATTTACTTGCACCTGAGCAAGAATACAAGAACAAACAACATGCAGCTAGGATAAATAAACCCCAACCAATTAAACCCTTTGGATATCTTGGTTTATGGGTATCAATTGTGGTTGATTTATAAAGTTTAAAAATTCGTTGTTGGGGCTTGAAATCAAATTTGGCTTCGCAGTTCAGCTTATTAACTAATGTATTGGGATATTGTCTACAAGATCCAAAACGATAAATTTTTGGTGTACGTCCGTATGGACGTGTGATGTGGAAATGACAACCTATGAGTTCTTTAATAGTCGGATGTAATAAGCTTGGGGCTTGGGTAATAAAATAGAAGTCAAAACCACGATGTCGATGTGTTGTCAATTCCATAACGATTTCATCTTTGACTTTGGTGTTTGAATACGGTTCTACAAGCTGCACCTCATCAATAACAATGATTGATCCATCAGGACAATCACGCCAGTCATAGATATTGGCTCGAACATAATCGATTTTTAAAGCCTTAATATTGCTGTAGATCGTTCGGACAGGTTGGAATCGTTTAAATCCTTGTTCTCCTTCCCTATCTTCGATTCTTTCTATAATTTCATTGTATCGGACAGAACGAAGAAAATAGTAATCAGGGCGCAAGTCATCAAAATCTTCTCCTAAAAAACTGAAGTAATTATCAGGTAAAAACTCAATCTCATTCTTTAATTCATGTCCTGAACCAACTTCAATCTCATAATAAGCAAAGTCATCTACATATTTTTCAAAGAGTTTTTCATTATGTTGGAAGATTAGCTTATTTTTTTGCAAGTTGATCTTATTATGACGCTCAATAGAATCAAGTTGTGTCACAACATAAGCGGTTTTGCTTGCACCAGGAACACCAGTGACTAAATTTAATGACATGGTTCATTAATCCCTTGGGTGCAGTAATCGTTCTTCTCGTCGAAGCTCCTCGTCGTCCTCATACTGCACCTACATTTTTCTTAGAGTTAGTTTTGATGAGTTTTGGACGTATTTGGTGACAATTGCCCCTAAGATGATAGAAAAGGCATAGTCAAAGCCTGCTAATCCAGCTAGATTTAAAACCGTGGCAGAAATAGCCCCTAAAGAGTTTTTAAATGTGGTAACTGCTGTATTAAGAACAATTAAGAGCATTCCACTTGTTCCTAAGGTAATACCTGCACCAGTAAGCACATTTTTAAGAAAACCTTTCTGTAAAGATGAAAATAGTGTTGCTAGGCTACTCATTAGTTCTTACTCCAGCAATAATAAGTACAGCAACAAATGACGATACCGCTATAACAATTGGTTTAAATATGTCATTCAGCATTGAACAAAATGGCGTAAAGTCTTTGATACCAAATGATTGAGATTGTCCACCGTAAGTGAAATCATATGTTAATGGTGCTGGACACTGACCATTAAATTTAATATCAGTATTAATATTTACTGGAGTATCTACTGGAAAATCTAATTGAGTATCTTGTTGAGGTTCAGCTCTGAAAAAGTCTGATATTTCTCCTACTTTATCCTTGATAAAAGTAACCGATTCGCAGATTGTGCCAGCCCAAGTACAAAATATGGGAAATTCAATATTTATGTCTGAGGGCTTGGTTGTTACAGGTTGATCTAATGCAGGTGTTGTAATATCTGGATGTAAAGGAAATGCTTCCCCTTTCGTATTGTTGTATTCATTGATTGCTTCAATTGCTGCTGGAGATTGGTACAGTTCGTTATAGTCAAATAAAGGAGATAAATCAGCAGGCTTGGCTTTATTAAAAACAGTTTCACCCAATACTTCAGGACTAACAACTGCATAGTTTGGAATAGGTTGAGGAATTACTTGTTTATCAACTTGAGTAGGTGCAACTGTAACTTTTGTTGTTGATACTGGATCTTCTACAGTTGATATTGTCAAACTTAATTCTTTATAAGTTGAAGAAATATTAACTAACTCGCACCAGTTAGCCAAGTTCGCTGGGATATAGTGCATAGCTGGATATAGATGATTCAATTGAGCCAATGCTGCTACACAGTAATTTAGACTTAATACATTGCCTGATAAGGGGACATATTCATTATTTCCAGTAGTGAGAACATTAACAATATCTGTTTCAGGTAGTTTTTGAACAATTAGAGTTTTGCCATCTACATCAATTGTTGACATGCCAGCTTCAGCAGCAATCGTTCCTAAAGCTGCAAATGCTGCAAATCTTTTTGAAATAACGTAAGTTAATAATTTGGCTACTTGGGGTTTTGAAAGCTGTTTTGCAATTATCGTGGAAGCACCGGTAATTTTATTGTTGAATGTATAAGATGCTTTTAAAAAGTAACTATTAATTTTCTGTGGTAATGAATGACTTAATGTATAAGAAGCTGAATTAGCAAAAATAATTGTTGGTGTTAAAGACATGGATAAGACCAATGAAATAATTATGAATCGTTTAAATATTTTCATATCTAACTCATATATTCTTAATGATAAGCCAGCATGCAGCTAAGAGTACAAGTATTGGAATCCAGTTGAGTATGCTCGCTTCTTCCATTACTTCACCTTTAAATTGATTGAAATACCGCAACTTAAAAGCTGCGGTATATAGGGTTTAATATTACGCAGAATTTGCGCCTCGTTTGAGATAACGCCATCCAGCAAAAACACCTAGAACAACAAGTGCGACGCCAAATAAGCCTAAAACGACATCTTTTGCACCAGTAATTTCATCAGTAAGACCTGCCGAATCAATTGAACTTGCTGCATTAGCATGAATTGCTAAAGCCGTGCCAGTTGCAATAATTGCACCTTGTTTAATACGTGTAGCAAGTGTTGGATGTTGTACCAGTTGTAAAGCACCACGTTTTTCAATTACTGTTAGTTTTTCCATGGTAATATCCCCATTGGTTAGAGTTGTTTTACAGCTTTTGCAATCACTGCAAAGGCAATGAATACAGCAGCTATACCGATTAATGAGCTACCGATAACTACCATTTCACTTTTCGTAATCGCTACCGATTGGAAAAGGTCAAGGTAAGTAAAGGTTGCCCATTCCACGCATGTTTGCAGACCCGACTCATTTGGCTGTGATAAAGTCTTGCAAACGTGCATTTCTTAAATTCCATCATTAATTGGCTTGAGATAAATTTCTATCCGAACCAAGTTCAACGGTTTAAAAGGAGTTTTTTCATAAATTCGAATAATTTTTGAAAACTTATTACCGTAGTAAATTTTCATTTTTCAAATCCCTATCCATCGCATGATTTTTCATGCTGTTTCAGTACCTCTTCATAGAAGAAATAAGCACCACATTTGTCGCAGCGGTAAACTAAACAACTCATTTTGGTACTTGTGGCACAAGGTCTTTTAGGATTGTGACCATTGATTTACCGTTACTCACCTGCTCCATTGTTGCTTCAGCATTCAATGGGAATTTCAAGGCTTTCAATTTCTCAAAATTGGCAGATGTACCCCAACGGATTTGTTCTCCCACTTGACCAACAAAGTTGTCCCCATCTTGTAATTCAGCTTGGAAAAAAATTGTTGTTGAGTCATAAGGTTTACCGTTGAACTCACCTTTTGAACTCTTTGCTCCAAGTACGGTAATAGTTGTTTTAAACTGCATGAGCTAATTCCTCATAAATTGGTTGATTGATACGAACGGCTTGCATTGCTGCAATTGCTGAGAATTTCAGACGTTTTGGAACTTCATCTTTGGATGATGAAAGCATGGTAAGTAATTCAGAATCGTCATAGACTTTTCGGAACTGTCGAATGTATTTACCAAATTGACTTTTGGTAATTTCGATAGCTTTTTTCCACTCGATTTGTGATTGTTTTTTAATAATTTCAGTCTTTTCAGGCATGATGTATTGCCCCAATCGTGGCAATAAAACCTTTTCAAATACTGGATAAGCACCGACAAAATATTGTGATGGTGAGAGCAACATTTCTAATTCTAGGTACCGATCTTTAGATTTAAATTCGATTTCAATACGAACCCATTCGCTTAGCGGATCACCCTTTTCTTTACCTTTTTCATAAATTCGACAAGATTTACCACTTTCACGAACACCGATATATAAAGTACGTCCTTTTCCACTAGGACGTTTCCAATTACCAGCCTGTCTGGACTCAGGTACTCGACCTGACACCCAAAACATTTCTTCAGTATCCCATTTATCGGCTTCGTCTAAGGTGATGTATTCGCCTTCAAAATCATCAAAGCAAATATCTACACGAGAAAGTTTTGCACCTTTGATTTGTTTCAAATACTTATAAAGTTGTTCATTCCAACCTTTACGAGCAAGTGCACATCCTGAACCATTGATTTGAATATAAATGTACTTTTGTTGATTTCCATACAGAACCATACCTAAATCATCCTGTAAGGTGTATGCATATCGATTATGATGCATGCCTTTATCACGCTTTTGACCTAGACCAAATCCAAATAATTCGAAAAGGTCTTGATCGACAATGGATTCAAGTAATTCAGTTAAAGATTCTTCTTCAATTAATGGATCAAGAGATAAATATTTTTCATGGAAATGAGATAAAGGAATACTGAAAGTTACCCAATCTATGCCAGCTATACCGTTATCAACTTTTGCAGAAATTGGTACTGGTAAAATGCCTTTCCCTGTAGAAATAATCTTGTGGTTATCTAAATATCTTGGAAAAGCCCACTGTTCAGATTGCAGTGATTCAGTCGGTAACCCCATATTATAAATTGGGGTTTGAGAACCTTGCTGATTTGGATGTACCGTGTTTTTTAGTACATTGGCTATTTTGTGTTCAAATGTTTGAACGACTGAATTGTCCTGTGGCTGTTTCTGTTTTTTAGTGATGAGCTGCTGGCAATGGTTTAATTTGTTCTGAACAACACCATTCAAATAATCTTTAAGGTTTTGGCAAACACGAAGATCAATTTCTGAATAAGTCGCAGCTAAGACAATTTCATCCATGATGGAATTAGATTGCTCATAGACTTCTATAAGCTGATGAATGTTTTTATCGAAGTCTTGGATTTTATTAATTAGTTCACATGCCTTGTCCATCACCCTACTCTCCTAGAAATTCACGAATTTCAGCATTGGCTTTTTTATAGGTTTCTAAGT